GCATAACTAGAACGATTAGAAATACCGTTTATAACTCAAGTATTTCAAAGAAAGGGCAACTTCGGTTGCCTTTTTTTTTGGTCTAAAATTAGTTAATATTATTTTGTGCAAATACTTGCACATTCCTACATATCTGTTATTATGTGTATGTGAGATTATTCACAACAAAGGAGAAAAGTAATGAAAAAATTAACTACAATAGCAAACCACGTTGAAATAAGCGTGCAAGCCTTTATCAAATCTGAAGAAGCAAGATGGCATCATCTTGATATTGGCTCTATTGGTTCTTGGGATTATAAAGTCAAAATTGTAGACGATACTGTTCAGGTGTGGTTTGACGGAGGAAATGTATGGAGTCAAATCAATGAGCATTACAATTCTGATGGAGACTGTGACCAATACTTTTCTGATGAAGTAGCTACAAAAATATTTGGTTTAGATGCTTTAGGTCTTAGGTGGGAAATGTATGGCACTTATAGATTTGATATATACAGGGAGGTGGCGTAAGCCACCCCCCTCACTGGAGAAAAATCATGGGACCAAGAGGATATTACATAGTAGGTGGAGAAGAGTACAAAATGTTTACATTGAGACACTGTTACACATACCCAACAACTTATGGTTTTGGAGAAAGTGACATACATATTAAAAATTTATCTACACAATATGATGATGCCTATGCTAAAGCTGTTGAATATTGCGAAGATAAAGACGATTCTTTAAATGCTTCTAAGACTTGGGAATATAATGATTTAAACCCAATTATTAGAAAAACACCTGAGTTTGATGCACAACAAAAAGAAGAAGCTAGAATCAAATTAGAAAAAGATTTAAAAGAATTTTCTAACCAGCACCCAGTTTTAATTAAAGCGTGGGAGTTTTATAATAACCACGAAGAAGCTGTGCACTTTTACGATGCTTTTTTTGATATATACAACAAATTACTTCAATACGGCTCGTTATCTAGTAAACAAATTGAATTTTGCTACAACATGTTAAGCGATTTTGAAGAAAAACAAATTGCTAGAAAAGAACAAGCCATACTAGATGCTAATGCTGAACCAGTACCTGTTACAGATGAAAGGATGCAAATTACAGGTAAAATTTTAGCAACTAAATATGTAGAAAATGACTGGGGTGGTTCTATGAAATCATTAGTACAAGATGACAGAGGTTTTAAAGTTTGGGGTACTTCACAAGCAGAGAAAGGTGACAGAGTAACTTTTATGGCTAGAGTAGAAGTTTCTGAAGATGACCCTAAGTTTGGTTTTTACAAAAGACCTACTAAAGTACAGATTCTTTAAAGTTTGCTTAATAAGAGTCCTAGTAGTATGATTTTACTACTAGGATTTTTTTTAATTTTGTTTTATCAACTGACCTAGCAGACAAGCCGAGATGATAAGACTTATTTCCCAAGGAGGAAATTATGGCGAATTCGACATTTAGTGGACCTATCAGGTCTGAAGGTGGTTTCCAACACCTAGCTACAAACAGCACATCAGGTAATCAAATCAACGATAAAGTTGAAATTACTACTGCTGGTAAACTTGTAGTACATGGAACAAATGCAAACAACACCAACAGAAGTGCATTAACTTCTGACAGGTATTTTTTAACAGAATGGTTTAAGAAAAGACCAGCAACCAATGCAAACATTGACCAAGCGTATACGGTTGAAGTTGCAAGAGCAGCAAACAGAGACTTTGAGATTCTAGGAACCAACATGACCACTGCTTTGGTTACTTTTGATACCACAAGAGCTGGTTTGACTATCACAACTGCTGGTGCTGACCAAGACCAAGCAATTATTGCTCCACATTTAGATACAGCTTTTACAGCTTGGTCAGGTGTGTTATGGGGTACTGAGAACCAAACAGAATGGGAATGTGCTATTTCAACAAACGCCATTGATAACCAAAAGTTTTGGGCTGGATTAAAACTTACAAACGACCAGTTGGTTGCTACAGATGCAGACCAAGCGTACTTTAAGTTCCAAACCGATGCGACTAACTCAGAAGCGTTTACTGATTTTACTAAATTGCATTTTGTACACTCAGTTGGTGGAACTGATTTTATTTCGCAACTGCCTATAACAGTAGCTGCTAACACCACATACCACTTAAAAGTGGTTGTTGACAGTGACAGAAAAGCAACAATCTTTGTTGACGGTACACAGTACGACATTACTACTACAGCTGGTTCAACAGGCGGAACAGCAGTATCTGCTGTAGCAGAAGGTGCAGCAGCAGTTCTATCTGGAGCTCTAACTGACAATGTTGATTTTATTCCTTACATTGGAATAGAAGCTGGAGCAGCAGCAGCTGAAGGACTTGATGTTCATTATGAAGCAATCAACAGAATCATATTTGAATAAGGAGTAACTTATGGCAACTAGACTAACAGGCTCAGATGTCACGGCAGTCTTTATAACTGCCGATGCTCAAGCCTTAGACGCTGATGGAATATCAACAGCAGCAGCCGTAGGAAATAACGCAGCACTCACTATAGGTGGTGCGTTGGCTGACGGTGGTTCTGTTACTAATGTTGGTGGAAGAATTGTTACAATTCTTTCTGCTGGCAATGATGCAGCTAAATCATTTACCGTAGTTGGTACAGACGTTAGTGGTGATGCACTGACAGAATCAATTACAGGTGCAAATGCTGGTACAGCTACTGGAACTAAATATTTTAGAACAATAACGTCAATAACTGCTGTTGGTAATCCAGCTGGCAATGTATCTGCTGGTATTAATACAGCAGTTGCTGATGTAATTTTTGGCGGTAGGTCAAGACTGCAAGGCATTAATGTTGTTTGTTCTGGTACTGCTGGTAATTTAGATTTTTTAAACACTTCTACTTCAGGTAGCAGTTTGTTTAAATTAGGATGTGTGGCTTCTGCTACAGCAACCAGAGACATAACTATTCCAGACAACGGGTTGGTGTTTTCAGACGGAGTGTTTATTAATTACACCACAGCAACCTTTACATCTTTGACTGCATTTCATGCTTAAAGGTGGCTAAAGACCCTAGGTTAGCAAGAGCTGGCGTTTCTGGTTTTAATAAAGCCAAAAGAACGCCAAATCATGCTACTAAATCTCATGTGGTTGTTGCCAAAGAAGGTGATAAGATTAAAACCATAAGATTTGGTCAACAGGGTGTAACCACTGCTGGTAAACCAAAAAAAGGTGAATCGGCCAAACAAAAAGCAAGAAGAAAATCATTCAGAGCAAGACACGGTAAAAACATAGCCAAAGGCAAAATGTCTGCGGCTTATTGGGCAAATTTGAAAAAATGGAGCTAAATCATGGCAATCAGTAGAGCACAAGGACCCAAAGGTTTGTATGCAAACATACATGCTAAAAGAAAAAGAATTAAAAAACAAAAAGCTGCTGGCAAAACTCCAGAAAGGATGCGTTCAGTAGGTTCTAAAGGTGCACCAACAGGTGGAGCTTTTAAGCAAGCAAAAAAAACTGCTAAAAAAGCAGCTGACGGTGGTATTATAAAATCAAACAATATGGGATTGTTTGGAAGAAAATAGGAGGGCAATATGCCACAAGGTAAAGGATCGTATGGAAAGAAAAAAGGCAGACCACCTAAAAAAATGATGGGTGGTGGCATGACTGGTATGCCTAAAATGATGTCTCACGGAGGCAAAGTAGTACAAGCTGAGAGAAAAGCATTAGGCGGAGCTATGTCAGTTGGTTCTGAGGTTGCAAAAAAAATTAAATAATTACGATGGCGACATCCAGCAGTAAAGACTTCCAACCTGACGTAGCTGAATACATAGAAGAGGCTTACGAGCGTTGTGGCATAGAATTACGCACTGGTTACGATCTTAAAAGTGCTTCAAGAAGTCTTAATATTATGTTGGCTGAATGGGCTAACAGAGGCTTAAACCAGTGGACTATTGCAGAAAAGACTGTACCTATGGTTGCTTCAACCACAACATACAATGTTGACAGTACAAACGCTACAGCTCCTATAGACGTTTTAGATGTCTTTGTAAGAGAAACCAATGGCACTGAAACAACCGACATACCTATGTCTCGTTTGAGCAGAGCTGAGTACGCACACATCACCAAGAAAAGCACGACAGGCAAACCAAACCAATTTTTTGTTAACAAACAATTAACACCTACTATATCTGTTTATCCAACACCAGACGTGTCTAGTAAGTACACGATTCACATGAACGTGTTGACAAGAATGGACGATGTGGATTCGGCTACCAACGACATAGAAGTACCTTTTAGGTTTTATCCTTGCTTAACCGCTGGACTTGCTTATTACATATCCATGAAGAAAGCACCACAGCTTACAGGACAATTAAAGGCTATCTACGAAGAAGAATTTGACAGAGCTATGTCTACGGACGAAGACAGATCATCTTTCAGAGTATCGCCTAATTTAAGAAGTTACAACAACGCATAATGGCTTTTGCATCGAACAAAAACGCTTACGGTATATGTGACATATCTGGTTTTAGGTACAAACGTAAAGACATGAAAAAGACTTGGGATGGTCTGATAGTAGGTCCTGATCAATGGGATGCCAAACACCCACAGTTGCAACCTAGTGCAACTCCATCAGAACCAGAAGCTATTAAAGATTCAAGACCTGACACAGCAGAAGACTTTAATTTTTTTAGTGTTTATACTAACGTAGGCTTGGGTAAACTTGGAAAGGAATTGCCTACATTTGAACTAACAGCAACTTTGGGAACGGTTATAATAGAAATATGAGCTTCACTTTATCAACATTAAAAACAGCAGTACAAGACTACTTGCAAGTAAATGAAACTACATTTACCACACAACTGCCTACGTTTATCAAAGAAGCAGAGAATCGTATTTTTAATATGGTTCAACTGTCTAACCAACGAAAGAACGTACTAGCCACTCTTACTATCGACAACAGATTCTTAGCTACACCAACAGATTTTTACGCTCCTTTCAGTCTTGCTGTAGTGAAAAGCAATACTCACACTTACTTAGATTTTAAACACCCTTCTTTTATAAAAGAATATTCGCCCAGTTCAGCAACCACTGGGCAACCTAAATATTATTCATTGTTTGACGACACTTCGTTTGAACTTGCTCCGATTCCTGATGAAGCATATACTATTGAATTACATTATTTGTATAAACCAGCCTCGTTAACGAGTGGTAGTGACAGCGGTACAACAGTGTTAAGTTCTGATTATCCAGATGCTTTGCTCTACGGTACCTTGGTTGAAGGAGCAATCTTTCTAAAAGAACCCCCCGATGTCATTGGTCAATTTGAGGCTAGATTTAAGGAGGCAGTAGGAAGAATGAAAAATCTATCAGAAGGTCGTGGCACACGAGATGAATTTAGATACGATCAGTTTCGCACTGGCGTATCGTAGTGCACCCCATAGAATCGTTAAAGGGCAAGAGAGTTGCTCTTATAGGTCTTGGTATATCACAAGTTGACTACGCTATAGGTGTAGAAAACGGTAGAACTTGGGATGAAGTTTGGACAATAAACTCAGCAGCAGCAGTCTACGACACAGACAGAATGTTTATGTTAGACCCAGCGAGTCGTTTTTTTGACAGTAATGACGCTGGTAAACAAACCAGTGTCCTCACCAGAATACTTCCAGACGCTGAATATCCTGTTTACACTTGTGAATTGGACGAAAGAGTACCTTCTGCTGTGGTTTTTCCTATAGAAGAAGTCTGCAATGCTACGGGTTGTGCTTATCTTAATAACACAGTTGCTTACGCAATAGCGTTTGCTTTGTGGAACGAAGTAGAAGCCATAGACCTGTATGGCATAGATTTTTCTTACAAAGAAAACATGCACTTTGCAGAAGCTGGTAGAGCTTGTGTTGAGTTCTGGATTTCTAAATGTATGGACGCAGACATTACAGTAGGCATCAGCTCACGATCTACCGTATTGGATTCTAACGTACCAGCCACCGACAGACTGTACGGTTTTCACAGACTAGACAAACCGTTGGTAGCGGTGCCACACGAAAACAAATGGATCATAGGACCTTATGAAGACATTGACGAAAAGTTAAAAGAACACGGTTTAATATTAGACAGAGACGAAGAACCACCAGAGCCGTACAAAGGATGACAGACAGCTTCATACAATTAGGACAAGTGGGTGTTCACACCACGCACAACAAAGGACACGATCCTGAGTTTTGGGCAGAACAAGCCACAAAGAAAATTTGTGAAATTAGCATGGATGCTCCAGAGCATGTCAAACAACAAGCTATAGCTTTTCAAAACCAAGTTTATACTGTAATCTTACATAGTATTAAGAACGCAATAAATTCTAAAAATGTGACGTATGTGAATTTATTAAGGCAACAAGGTCATGATGACATGGCTAAGATAATAAAGGAGCTTTAAGAAATGGCAATAACATCAGCAATAGCAACAAGTTTCAAGCAAGAAATACTTGTAGAAGGTCACAATCTAACCAACGGAGCTGACTCGATCAAGTTAGCCTTATACACATCATCAGCAACAATGGGAGCTGGTACTACTGCGTATTCAACTGCACAAGAAGTTACTGGTACCAATTACACAGCAGCTGGAGCAGCATTGACTAACGTGACACCAGCAATTTCTGGTACTACAGCAATAGTTGACTTTGCTGATTTGACGTTTGGTACAGCTACAGTAACTGCAAGAGGTTGTTTGATTTACAACTCAACAAACTCAAACAAAGCCTTGGCTGCTATTGATTTCGGAGGAGACAAAACAAGCACCGCTGGAGACTTTACAGTAGTTTTTCCAGCAGCTAGTGCTACAGCAGCCATCATAAGAATAGCTTAAATTAATTTTAGTAATGGTAGAGTCAAGAGATGCCACTCACAAAATTTAGTTTCAAACCCGGCATAAACAAGGAAGAAACCGATTACTCCAACGAGAATGGTTGGGTAGACGGCAACTTAGTACGCTTTAGAAAAGGTGGCGTAGAAAAAGTAGGCGGTTGGGCAAAGAAAAGTACCAACGTATTTTTTGACACAGCCAGAGCATTACACAGCTGGATTTCATTAGGTGGTGCACGTTATCTTGGATTTGGTACCACTTCTAAGTATTACATAGACAATGGCGGTAGTTACAATGATGTAACTCCCATAAGGGCTACTACAACCAATGGCATAGTCTTTTCAGCCACCAATGGCTTATCCTTAATTACAGCTACAGATTCTGATCATGGAGCTGTTATTGGAGATTGGGTTACGTTAGCTGGTGCAGCTAGTCTTGGTGGTGTTATTACAGCTGCGGTATTAAACAAAGAGTATCAAGTTAATGGGGTTGCAACTGCAAACACATTTACGTTTACAGCAACAGATTCTGCTGGTGATGCTGTTACTGCTAATAGCAGTGATGATGGCAATGGTGGAGCTGGAGCCGATGCTGTTTACCAAATAAATTCTGGGTTGGATGTTTTTGTACAATCGGCTGGTTGGGGTTCTGGGTCTTGGTCGGCAAGTACGTTTGGTTCTACAAGTGCTTTGTCTGCAACTGGTCAACTTAGGCTGTGGACACACGACAACTTTGGTGAAAATTTAATTATAAACCCAAGAGCTGGTGGTATTTTTAGGTGGGTAGAAAACAACGGACTAGAAACAAGAGCAGTCAGTTTGTCTGGCACATCTGGTGCAAACCTAGTACCTACAGCTGCCTTACAAGTTATCACATCAGAGACTGACAGGCATTTGATAGTATTAGGAGCTGACCCTATATCTGGCAGTGCCAGAACTGGTACGCTAGACCCAATGCTCATAGCCTTTAGTGATTCAGAAAACGAATTAGAGTTTGAACCACTGTCTACTAATTCTGCTGGTTCTTTGAGATTATCAAGCGGTTCTTTAATAATAGGTGGTTTAAAATCAAGACAAGAAGTGTTGATTTGGACAGACACAAGTTTGTACAGCATGACTTTTATAGGACCTCCATTGATCTTTGCTGTAAACCTTATTAACGAAGGTGCTGGATTGATAGGACCCAAAGCTGTAGTCAATGCTTCCAATGGTGTCTATTACATGTCAAAAAATGGTTTTTACTTTTACAACGGTGCTGTACAAAAACTGCCTTGTTCAGTACAAGATTATGTTTTTTCAGACTTAAATTTATCACAAGCCTACAAATGTCACATTGCATTGAACAGCGAGTTTTCTGAAGTGTGGTTCTTTTATCCTTCTTTAGAAGATGGCACTAATGAAATATCACGTTATGCAATATACAACTACGAAGAGAACTCTTGGTCTATAGGCTCTTTGGTGAGACACGCTTGGTTGGATGCTGGTATAGAAAACAAACCAATAGCGTCTGGCGTAAGTTCATCTGTAAATTGTTTGTTTACACACGAGACTGGTTTTAACGATGACACAAGTGCAATGGATAATGTCTTTATAGAGTCGGCAGACATAGACATAGCAGATGGTGAGAACTTTGCCTTTGTAAAAAAAGTAATACCAGATGTGTTGTTTGCTACACAGACAGGTACTAATCCTTCTCCAGCCATGAACATAGTTGTTAAAAGCAGAGACTTTAATGGCGACTCTCTAACAACAAACTCAACCACACAGGTTACTACAACCTCTAAGTTTTCTAACCTCAGAGCCAGAAGCAGACAGTTGGTGTTGCGATTTGAGTCTGATGACGACAATACGGTTGACAGAAAAGACTACAAATGGCGACTAGGAGCTACACGTTTAGACGTACAACCGTCTGGTAGAAGATAGTGGGCAAGTTACTAGAAACCAGATTGCCAATAGCACAGGGCAACATGGTGTCTATAGACACTTTCAATCGTTTGGTTCGTATAATGGAACTAAACTTAGGACGCTTTGACACTACTGCCACGCCACAATACACAGACTTAGAACGCAATTCTTCTTCTTTTAGTGCTGGTGATGTTATCTGGAACACCACGACAGAAGAGTTGCAAGTCTATGATGGCGATGC